CGGCAGTCCCACGGCCGTGGACTCCGCATAACAATTTGCTCCACATAAAGGCTGCGTTCTGGGTGGCGGAGATGTGGTTGGTGGTCATGATGTTTTCTCCTACGGGTTGATCGTTGCGACACCCTACGTGCCGCGCTGTTCGATTGAGAAGCCAAGCGCTGCTTGGCCTCTTTCTCGATCTTTCTGCTCAGGCGATGCGGTAGACCCGCTCGCCGCCCTGGGACTTCTCGGAGACGAGGTTCAGACCGAGCTTCTTTTTGAAGGCGCCGGCAAAGGTGCCGCGCACCGTGTGCGCCTGCCAGCCTGTGGCCTCGCAAATCTGGCGGACCGTGGCACCCTCGGGGCGTTGCAGCATCCGGATCACCTCGGCCTGTTTGCTGTTCGCCCGGGTGCGCGGCTTGGCCCAGGTGGCTTCGGCCGCCGCAACCGCAGCCTCCAGTTCAGGATCGCCCGTCCCAGCTTGTGCCTCTTCAGCGTTGGCGATGATCCGGTCGAGACGGGCTTCGAATCGACCGATGCGCTGGTTGCCGAGGCCAGGGCGTGCCAGCCCCAAAGCGTCGTAGCCCTCGGCGGCGACGCGCCAGCCCTCGCCATCGGGCGTGATCAGGGCGCGGTTGAACATCCCGTCGAGCACTTTCTGGCGGGCACCGCCTTTGATGTGCTCGGGAAACCACTCGATCTTGCCGCCGGTGTGGTGGATGGCGTGGGCGAGGATGGCGTGCTGGGCGGGGGTCAGTTGGATGGGGGTCATGTCTTGCTCCTTCGCAAGGGTTGATCGGGTGACGTGATGAACGCGCTGTTCCCAAGTGAAGCCAAGCGCTTTCTGCTTGGCTTGCAGGGTCCGCAATCAGGTGTTGGCCTTTTCCGACTGCGTGGCTTTGCGGCCTTGCTCGACACCGGCGTTGAAGGCTGCTTCGAGCGCATCGCGCAAGCACCAGACCGCCACGTCGTGGAAATCGAGGCTGTCGGCGTGTCGGGTTTGCAGGGTGTCGATGCCCAGGTGCTTCTGGGCGATCTGGGTGAGGACGGTGTCGATCTGGTTCATGGCGTTTCCTTTCGGGGATGGTTGGCGTGACGTGATGAACGCGCTGTTCCCGATGGAAGCCAAGCTCAATCCGCAGGCGCATTTGGCAAATGAGCGAACAAATGATTGAAGGTGCCCCAAAGGGGAAATATGGGTATTTCGATTCGTGCCTACGCACGCCACCGGGGGGTGTCCGATGCGGCGGTGCGCAAGGCCATCGCTGCGGGGCGGATCACGCCGGAGGCAGACGGAACGATTGATGCCGAGCGCGTTGACCGGGAGTGGGCCCGCAATTCCGATGCGCCGCGCAACGGCACGGCCACCCGCGCGGTCAAGGTCGCCGTACCGGAAGCCGGTGGCACCCCGGGTGATGGGCCAGCGGCATTGCCAGCAGGAGGCACGTCCTTGCTCCAAGCGCGCACGGTCAACGAAGTGGTCAAGGCGCAAACCAACAAGGTGCGCCTGGCCCGTCTCAAAGGCGAGCTGGTGGATCGGCCGCAGGCCATCGCCCATGTTTTCAAGTTGGCGCGATCCGAACGCGATGCGTGGCTCAACTGGCCCGCACGCATCTCGGCACAGATGGCAGCCAAGCTCGGCGTCGATCCGCACACGATGCACATCGCCCTGGAGGCGGCGGTGCGTGAGCACCTGCAGGAACTGGGCGAGATGCGCCCGAGGGTGGATTGATGGACATGGACTATGAAGGCGCGGCCGAGATCGAACGCGCGTGGCGCGAGGGGCTGACGCCCGATCCGCTGCTCACCGTGTCCGAGTGGGCCGACCGTCACCGGGTGCTGTCCAGCAAGGCCTCTGCCGAACCGGGGCGCTGGCGCACCAGCCGCACGCCGTACCTGAAGGCCATCATGGATTGCCTGTCGCCGACCTCGCCCATCGAGCGTGTGGTGTTCATGAAGGCCGCCCAGTTGGGTGCCACCGAGATGGGCTCGAACTGGATCGGCTACGTCATCCACCACGCGCCCGGGCCGATGATGGCGGTGTGGCCGACGGTGGAGATGGCCAAGCGCAACTCCAAACAGCGGATCGACCCGCTGATCGAGGAGTCGCCGGTGCTCTCCGAACTGATCGCACCGGCGAGGAGCCGCGATTCGGGCAACACCATCCTGGCCAAGGAGTTCCGCGGTGGCGTGCTGGTGATGACGGGCGCGAACAGCGCCGTGGGCCTGCGCTCAATGCCGGTGCGCTATCTCTTCCTCGACGAGGTGGACGGCTATCCCCTGGACGTCGAGGGTGAAGGTGATGCGATCTCGCTGGCCGAAGCCCGCACGCGCACCTTTGCGCGGCGCAAGATCTTCATCGTCTCAACACCGACGATCTCGGGCGCCAGCGCCATTGAGCGCGAGTACGAGGCAAGCGACCAGCGGCGCTACTTCGTGCCCTGCCCGCACTGCTCGCACCGCCAGTGGCTGCGCTTCGAGCAACTGCGCTGGGAGCGTGGTGAGCCGGAGTCGGCGGCCTACATCTGCGAGTCGTGCGACGCGCCAATTGCCGAGCACCACAAGACATGGATGCTGGAGCACGGCGAGTGGCGCGCGCTTGTCCCCGAGAACGGGGTCAAGACGGCGGGCTTCCACCTGTCCTCGCTGTACAGCCCGGTGGGTTGGCGCAGTTGGAGGGGCATTGCGGCTGCCTGGGAGGCTGCGGTCAGCAAGGAGTCCGGGTCGGCGGCGGCGATCAAGACCTTCAAGAACACCGAGCTGGGTGAAACCTGGGTCGAGGAAGGCGAAGCGCCGGACTGGCAGCGGCTGGTCGAGCGGCGCGAGGACTATCCGCTGGGCCGGGTGCCCGAGGGTGGCCTGTTGCTGGTGGGCGGTGCCGACGTGCAGAAGGATCGCATCGAGGCGTCGGTCTGGGCCTTCGGGCGCGGCAAGGAATCCTGGCTGATCGAGCACCGTGTGCTGATGGGCGACACGGCCCGTGACGCGGTGTGGAAGCGCCTCGCTGAAATGCTGGCTGAGAACTGGACACACGCTGGCGGAGCGCAGATGCCGCTGGCGCGCTTCGCGCTGGATACCGGGTTTGCCACGCAGGAGGCCTACGCCTTCGTGCGGCAGGTGCGCGACAGCCGGGTGATGGCGGTCAAGGGCGTGCGAAGTGGTGCGATGGGGGGTGCCGCCTTGATCGGCACGCCGACCGCCATCGATGTCTCGCAGGGTGGCAAGAAGCTGCGCCGTGGCATCAAGGTGTACTCGGTGGCGGTGGGCATCGCCAAGCTCGAGCTCTACAACAACCTGCGCAAGAGCGCAGATGTTGGCGAGGACGGATTGACCACGGTGTTTCCGGCCGGGTTCGTCCATCTGCCCAAGATCGACGCCGAATTCATCCAGCAACTCTGCGCGGAGCAACTGATCACCCGCCGCGACCGCAACGGCTTCCCGGTGCGCGAGTGGCAAAAGATGCGCGAGCGCAACGAGGCGCTCGACTGCTACGTCTACGCCCGCGCGGCCGCATCCAGCGCGGGACTGGATCGCTTTGAGGAACGCCACTGGCGCGAACTGGAGCGACAACTTGGGATGGCCAGTCCACCATCTCCTGAAACAACAACCGAATCGATCAACGAGGCCACCCAACGCGGTGGCCTCGCTGTTTCTGGCAACCGCAACACCGGTCGGCGCGTGATCAAAAGCCGCTGGCTGTCCTGACATCCCAAGGAGAAAGCATGAGTCTTGCTACCCGTATCGAAAGCCTGGTCATCCGCGTCGCGCAGGAGTTCAACGACGTCCGCGCCAAGGCAGGCAACCTGGCCAACCTCACCACCACCGACAAGTCGAATCTGGTCGCGGCCATCAATGAACTGAAGGCCGCCGTGGTGTCCTCGGCGGTGATCGACGACGCCAACATCGCCACCACCAGCACCTATTCGTCCACCAAGATCGTCTCACTGCTCGATGCGCTCAAGACTGAGATTCTGGGTGGAGCCGATGCTGCCTACGACACGCTGGTGGAAATCCAGCAACTGCTGCAGAACGGCACCAGTG